AATAGCCCGACAGGCGGTCGGGGATGGGCTGGCGCTTCACCGTCCGGGTGAACTCGGGCGTCGGGACGTTCGGGCGGAACAGAAGGGCCGGGCCGACCTGGGCCAGCGTCGCGACCGTTACCGCCGTGATCGACGCCGCGTATGTTGAAATTACCGCCGCCGTCGAGGCCGACACGCCGATCGCCGTCAGGCCGGAATAAACCGCGCCCGACACGACGTTTGCGGCGGCGGCGGCGGCGGCTGCGATAGCTTGTGGCATCAGGGAAGGTTCCAGGCTCGCGCGGGTGTCGCGGTCACTGATAGCACACCGCCCGCCGTTAGAACCGCCCAGCGCCGCCCGGTGAAGATGGCGCCGACCGGCTCGGCCCCTCGCGCCGTCATCACTTCGACCAGACCGACCGCGCCGGGCGTCGGCTCGATCGTCTCGACCATGCCCGCCAGCGCCGCCCCGCGCTCGATACAGGCCAGCATCCCCCCCGACCGCTTCAGAACCCGCGCGCATCCGAGGGCGGTCTTATATCGGCCCCGCCAGGGCGCCCCGCCGTCGATGCCGGTGTTCCGCCGCGCCCATTCCCCCAGCCACAAAAGACAGTCGCGCTCGCCGTATTTCCAGCCCGCCGCCGCGATTTCATCGACGAAGCCCTGAACGCTTACGGGGGCCATCTTAGTTCGGTGTCCTGACTGTAGAGGCCGACCCGGTCACAGAAGGCGTCGTCGGGCGACCGGCGCCGCTGTTGCGCCCGCGTGAAAAACGTCATCCGAGGGCGACGGCGGCCCGTCGTCAGCGACCCGACAGACAGCGTGACCGTGCGGAACCGCCCGAAGTCCGGGTTCGACACCGAGTCCGACCGGACGACGTCGGCTTCCCCGTCCCATATCCATATCGCATCGCCCAGCGGCGCCCAGTCGGCCCCGAAGAACTGAAGCCCGATCGAAACCGCCTTCGACCGGACTTCGGCGGCCTCGGCGTCCGCCAGCGCGACGATGCGGGCGTCGACACCGGACAGCGACAGGTCGACCCGCTGGGCGACGCCGTTCACAAGTTGCTGAAGCGCCGGGATGTCCTGAATCTCGCCCAGGCCCTTGTAAATCCCGCCGGTAGGGTCGACCAGGTCCGACGCCTTGTCGAAGTCGCCGACGCCGGTCCATGCCCGAATCGGCGTGTCGGTCGCGACATACAGAAGAACCGACCGGCGAATCAGTTTGCCGTCGATCTGGGCTTGAATCAGCGGGTCAATGTTCATCCGACATACTCGACGAAGGCCGCGGTCCCGTTCCCCCAGCGCCCATATTCGGTCGCCATACTCATGGAGTCGGCCTGGGCCAGAACGAACGTGCCGGTCGGATGGTCGAAGTTGACGGACTCCCCGGCGTCATGGGCGGCCCGAAGCGGCGGGCGGATGGTCAGGTCGTATTCGTTCGGGGTTCCGGTCGCCGTCGCGTTTAGGACGACGTGCAGTTCGTTCATTTCGTCGCCATAGGCCAGCGAAAGAAACTCGCCCCCCAGCGGGACGCCGTCGCCATCAAACAGAACCCGGATGGTCGTCGCGCGAAGGGCCGCCGACGCCGACAGTTCAGCCCCGATGATGATCGACGAATATAGCGACCCATCGCCGAACGGGGCGTCGTCACTATGCGGGACGCTCGCGGACCCAGACCAGCCGGGCGGCGTCGGGGCTTGGCGAAGGTCACAGACCGCGACGTTCACCGGCTCGACGCCGCCGTCTGAACCGAACTGAACCGCGCGCCAAGCCCGAATTTGGTTCGGGGTCGTCAGGCGCGGGAAGTCTAGGGCCAGGGTCCAGAGGCCGCCGCCCGAGGCGTTAACCCGCTGTTGCTGGCCCGATGCCGTGATTCCGCCGCTGACCACGTTCCCGACCAGGTCAAGCCGGAACGATTTCGCCTTCAGGGTCGCATACGGAAAGGTCAGCACGGCGGGGGCCTATTCTCTCAAGAGCGTTTGTTCCAGTTGCGCTTCAGGCGCCCCGGCCTTGATCGCGGCGACCGTCTGACGCTGCGACGCCGCCAGCATAGCGCGGACGTTCGCATAAATCACACCGTCGCCGTTCGCGCCCGCCAGATACAGTTCATTCGTGACCGTGATGTTCTGGGCGCCGCGACCCGCGCCGCGCGGCTGTTTCATGTTTCCGACCCAGCCGTCGCGGTCAGGAACGAAGAACTCGCTATTCGGGGTGTTCTCGTTCACCCGATACGCCATCCCGGCCTTGACCGGCCCGCCCAGCGCCCGGTTGCCGCCAAACATGGCCGCCGCGATGGTCGAAAAGATATTCCCGGACCCGCCGCCGCCGTTCCCTTGCTGGGCGAACAGTTGCGAAAAGACCTTCGACAGATAGGACTCGATCTGGTCGAAGGCCGCCGCCCTGAAGCGGTTCCCGATTTCCGTCCCGATGTCATCCGCCGACACGATTTCGACGAAGGCCCGCGCCATGTCGCGCCCCTGTTCGTCGTATCGCTCCTGACTTGCCGCCCGACCGGCGCGAACCAGGCCCGCGATGTAGCCCGCGTTATCGTCCAGAGGGTTCAGGCTGGCGTTCCCGGTCAAGGTCATGTCCTGGGCGGCGTAACCGCCTTCGATCGTCGCCGCTTCGGTCGGGGTCAGCATCTTTTCAGCGACCGCCGCCCGAAGCGTGTCGCGGACCTTCGCCAAGTCGACGGCGGCCTTTTCCGTTTCGCTTAGAATGTCATAGGACAGCCGGTCGACTTCTTCGCGAAGGTCTTTCACCCGATCGGCCTCGCTGGACACCGCAGCGGCGGCGCGGGCGGCGGGCGGGGCGGCCCCAGCGCCCGCGCCTTCCGTTCGGAACCCTCGCTCGGCGTCGGCGATAATGCTTTCCAGACGGGCCTTCGCGGCGTCGGCGGCGACCTTTGCGTCGGCCTCCTGTTGATCGGCGCGGCGGCTCGCCAGGTCGGACGTTCCGGCCCCAAGGCCCGGCGAATAGGACGGCCCAGACAGACCCGCCCCGCGCCCCGACGCTTGGGCTTCAGCCACGCGCGCCGCCTCGGCCCGAAGCGCCGCCCTGACCCGCAGTTCCTCATAAAGGACATTCGTCGCCGTCACGCGCGACCGGGCCTCATTGAGCGCGGCGGCGGCGGCCAAGTTCATCTCTTTCCGGTTTTCAGCCGTCGCGTTCGCAGCCGCCCGCGCCGCCGTTTCGTATTCGTCCAGCGCCTTATCGGTCGCCGTGACCGTGTCGTCGAGGCGGCGGGCCGCGACCGCGGACTCCCCGAACCGCTGATTCAGGACGACAAGGCCGGTCGCCAGAGCCGCCACCGCCACCACGACCAGACCGACCGGGTTCGCCGCCATAGCGACGTTTAAGGCGACTTGCGCTCTGGTCGCGCCCGTCATGCTCGCGGTCATTGCGATCTGAAAAGCAGTCAGGCGCGCCGTGGCAATCCCAGCGAGCGCCGTCTTAACGCCCGCGATTGTCAACGCCGTTGCGTATCCGGTCCCGACCGCGACCGCGGCATAACCCGCCGCCGTCGCGATTTCGTCCAGATTGTTCGCGACGAACTCGACCACCGCCGCGAACTTCGCCGAAGCGCCGGTCGATGCGTCCAGTTGGCCGATGAACTGGGTCGTTCGGGTTTCCAGATTCGTGAAAGCGTCGCCGATCGTCGCCGTCGTGCGGGCGAAGGCGGCGTCGGTCCCGGCCTGGGCGTTCTCGATGGCGCGGAACACGCGGGCCGACGTAAGGACGCCCTCTTCCCCAAGCTTCTTCAGGCCGCCGATCGTCGTGTCGAACTCATCCGCGATCGCTTGCGCCAGAACGATGCTATTTTCGCGGATGGCCTTCAGTTCGTCACCCGCCAGCGTCCCGGACCCGAGGCCCTGGGCAAGCTGCGTGACCGCCGAAGACCGTTCCGACGCCGACAGGTTCGACGTTGCAAGCGCCTTGTTGACCGTCTCGGTCACGCGGGCGACTTGCTCCTGGGACACGCCCAGTTCCTTCGCCGAAGCCGTCAGGCGGTTGTAAAGGGTCGCCGTCCCTTCGAGGCTGGAGCGCGACCGAAGAGAAATCCCGACCAGTTCTTCCATCTGGGCGTTGACCGTGGCCTGGTCCGCCCCCGCCGCCCGAAGCGGGTTCGACATCCGAGTCCATGCGTCCGCGTATTGCTGGACTTCCCGCGCCGCCGCGCCGACCGCGATCGACGTGATCGCCGTCTGAATGTTCGCGCCCATGCTCGCCACGCTTCGCGACGTGTTCTGATTCATGCGTTCGAACGACTTTTCGATCGCCCGCGTCCGCTGTTCGGCGACCCGCTGGCCTTGGCGCATCCCGCGCTCAAGGCGGGACACGTCGGCGGAAAGTTCCAGAACCAGGCGTTCAACGTCTTTCGCCATGCCGACTAACTCCCGCGGGCGTTCCGCTCTTCCTCTCGGGCCAAAGCGGCCTCGAAATCATCAAAGGATGGCGCTTCGGTCTTTTGCGGGACGTTCGCCACCGTCCAGCCGTCGACCTTTGCGTTCACTTCCCACCACGACATAGCACGGATGGCGGCGACCGTTATTCCGGCGAACGCGGGGTGTCCGTAGATGGGGCCGAACCGGATTTTTCCGCGGGGAAGGTCTGGGGGTCCGTCGCCGCCTCCCCCTCGACTTTTCCCGGCGGTTCATCGGGGACGCCGATCACGCCCGCCTGAAGGATGATCTGGGCCAGCGGGGCGGCCTCGCCCCAGGGCCGGTTCGCCACCCAGCGGTCGGCGATGCGCCGGGCCGTTTCCGGCTTCGCGCCGCCGCCGACCAGGGCGATATAGACCACGTCGACCAGAAGCTTTACCGACCACCGGCCCGACGAAATGACCTGAAGCGCCCATTGCGGCCCCATGTCGTGCCGCTCTTGGATGAACTCGGCTTCCCCGACGCCGAACTTCAGCGAATGAAGGTCCGGGCCGATCGGAACGTCCCGGACGGTCTGGGACCGCGTCCCGCCATCCTTCGACATGGCGATTTGAAGGGCGGCGAGGGCCTGACCGACACTCAGTGCGGAAAGGTCAAAAGGCGCCGGGGTTTCCCCCAGCGCCTCGCCCCCGAACAACGATTCGAGTCCGTCGATCATGTTACGGGGTCGGGTCCATCGTCACCGGGCCGGTGAATTTCATAGTCAGGTCAGCCGTTGCCGAACCCGTCTCGCCGCCGTTGACGTTCCACGACAGAAGCAAAAGCTGGCCTTCGAACATGACTCCGTTAGGCGCGTCGATTTCGACTTGGGCGTTTCGGGCCTCACCGGAAACATACCAATTGAAGAACTCAGGAACGTCGACGGCCTTCACGCGACCGGCGCCGGAAACCGTGGCCGACAGACTGTCGACTTCGGTCACGGTGAAGGCCACCGCGGTTGGGTTGTCACAGTCGGTGTCGATTTCATCGGTCGAAGCCGCGTCGAACTGAATCGCCCGGTCGCCGTTGAAAGTGCAGAACAGGCTAAAGACTTCCGGGGATTCGCCATTGCTCACCCGAATCAGAAGCCGTCGCCCCGAAAAGTTCGGTTCGGTCGCCATGTCGTCAGTTCTCCAATCCGGGTCAGTCCGGGTCCATCAGATAACGCAGCGTTACCACGGAACGGGCGACGCCGTTAGCTTCGTCAAAATGCCTCACGACTTCGACGCCCGCAACCGTCATCGTGAAGCCGGTCAGCGTCAGGATGCGGGCCAGGGCGACCACCACGGCGGCGGCGAGGCGCTTCGTTCCCGTCCGCCCCCGCGAACTCGCGTCGTCCCAGATTTCGACGTCGAGAAACGACTCGACTTCAGCGTCGCAAGTGTTCGTCGGGCTGGCGGGGACGTCCTGCGCCGAACCGAACGCGACGAACGGATAAGGCTTCGTCGGCGACCCGTCCGCGCCCCTCGGGACATGGTCGAAGACCGGAAGCAGCCCGCCGACCCGCGACACGCCCAGCGCCGCGAAAACCGACGCGAGGCCGGTCGAACCCTGAAGGGCGGCGAAGGCGGCGGTCTGGACGGCGTCGGCGGCGATTTGCGTCATGCGGGGACACATAACGCGAAAACCCCCCGGCGTGAACCGGAGGGCTTCTAGGCGGTCGGGGCGGCCCTATCAGGCGTCGCGGAGGGCGCCCGCGACGATGGGAAATTCGCCGCCCGTAACGGCTGGGTCTTTCTGCATCAGCGCGGAATAAGCCTTAGACGCCTCATCGCGCATCCGAAGATTAGCGTTCAGGGTTCCCTCGACTTGAAAACAGACCTGACGGCGGCCCTTGACCATAATATAGCCCTCGGGGGCGCCAAGGTCGCCGCGGGCGATGCGGGCCTGGCATTCGGCAATATTTGAAACCGCCTTGTTATAGCGGTTCAGAAGGCCTTCGGGGGTCTTCGTCGAATAGTCGGTCATCGGTTCAGCCTTTGAAATGTTCCGCGGGGTTCCGCGCCCGCCCAGACTGTATGACATAGCTTTTGCCGAATGTCATACACTTTTTTTAGGTCAAACCAGATGAATCCGGCTTCCCGACTTCGCGCGGTTATCGACCGCCCAGAGCGGGCGAAGGTTCGTCAGCGACCAGCACTCGCGAAACTGCGCTGGGTCCGACAGGTCGAAGCCGCAGCGAGGCCGGATGTGATCGACCTCCCATTCACCCATATTGTCCCAAGTCATGCGCCGGTCGAACTGGCGCTCAAGATGGGCCATCAAGTCCGCGACGGTATAGCCGACGACCGTTTCCCATTTTCGCCCGGCTTTTGCATCTTTTAGCGCCGCCCGAATCCCCCTCCCGACGTTTGAATAAAGACGGCCCTCGGGGGTCGATAGCTTCGCGCGCTGACGCTCGCGCGCATAGGCGCGGCCCTCTGGGGTTGCCATGCGGGCCAGGACTCGGTCACGATTTGCCCAGTAATGCGCGCGGGCCTTTGTCCGGTTCTTCTCGGGGTCCGCGCGGCGGCGGTCGCGGTCGATGCGCCGCAGCGACTCCTTTGAACAGGCGACCGAACAGAACTTTTTCGAACCGGCTGGGCGCGGCTTGTCGCAGAGAGGGCAAGGCTTCCCTAGCGACTTCGACCGCTTCGCCATTTAATCCGCGTCCTTCAGCCCTTGGCGAAATGCCCTTAACTGTCGGTTTTTGATTAGACGGCGCATCGCCCGAACGGAAGGGTAAAAGAAAGCGCGCGCGGTCCCCGGCCCCGGCGCCCCGAACTCGACCATCCGCGCATAGAAGGCGTCGTTATCGCCCGCCGTGACGCGCCAAGCGACGTCCGCTCCCGCGCCGCCGCGAACTTCGAAATAGCGAATCGAGGCGACCAGGTCGCGTTCGTCCTTTGGGGCGAGGCGGACCATCAGCGCCGCCAGTTCTTCCGCCGACTTCTCATTCGCGGCGTTCAGGCGGCGTTTGACCTTCTTTGGGATAGCCGCCATCCGCTCAAGGAACCGTTTCGCCCGACGCTGGGGGCGGCTTTCGGCGTCCGTGATGCGGTAGGAAACGGCCATGTCACGGCCCGACCGGGAACGTCGGCGGGCTTTCCGTCTCGCCGCCCTCGACCCAGTCGGCGGGCTGGGGCGACTTGACCGGCGTCTGTTCGCACAAGAGCCGAACCGTGGACTGGCCCGGCTGGAACATATTCGCGACCACGCCCAGAAGGCGGCCCTGACCGCCGATTTCTTGAACCCGGTCCCGAACGTCGATCGCCCGCGTCTTCACGGTCGCGCGAAGGTCGACGAAGAAACCCTGGGCGCTGGCGATCTGGCCCTCGCGCATATTCTCGCCGCCCGACTGGCGCGGGATGATCTGACAGGCGAGCGGGCCGACGAAGTCGTCCCAGCCGTCTTGAAAGTTCCCCGCGCCGTCACCGGCTGGGTTCGGGCTGGCGCGCTGGACGGTCGCCGCTGACCTAAGCCGAAGGCGCGTCATCGTTCGACTTCCTCGGGCTTACGGTCGGTTCCGCCTTGCCTTCCGCGACCAGCCGTTCGCCATACTCTCGCGGGACGTTCTCGACCATGCCGGGCTTATAGTCGATTACCGACGTCACGACCCCGCCGACGACGGGGCGGATGCGGCGGCGGTCGGCCTTCAAAAACCTGACCCACATAAGCGGACTCCTTGTCTGGGGGCTGCAGCCTAACCCTTGACCGTATGGAAGGCGAGCCACGTTCCCAGGACGTGCGCGATCGGGGCGGCCTCGGTGTGAAGGTCGTCCAGCGTCGGGCGAACGTCGACCGTCGCGATGTCGTGGTCGTCGTGGTGAATGATAAGCCCGCCCGGTCGGACAAGCTGCAGGGCCAGGGCGTGATCGGCCCGAACCGCCGCTTCGCCGTGGTCGCCGTCGATAAAGACCACGTCGGCGCGGGGAAGGTCAGCCGCGGTCAGGTCGAACGTGCCGCGCCGGGCCAGCAACAGGCGGAAGCGCGGGTCGTCCAGGGCTTCTTCGCCGGGGCGGGGCGGGACTTCGCGGGCCTGGACCGCCTTCGCGAAAGCATAGCCGGGCGGGACGTCGATTCCGACGTAGCGTTCCAGCGACGGGACGTTCCGAAGGATAGCCTTCGCCGTCCGCCCGCTGTTGCATCCGACCTCGATCATCGTCTGGGGGTTCACGCTCTCGACCAGTGTAATCAGCGTTTCCAGTTCGCCGGGGTTCACATAGCGGGTGTGAAGGCCGGACAGGTCGATTCCATCGCGCGGCGGGATGGTCACGTTCGGGCGGACCTTCGACCGGCCCCCGAAGACGGGCGGCGCCGGAATCTCGCCGGGGTGACTTTCCACAAAGGCCCCAAGGGCCGCCGTCGCCTTGTCCATGTCGATTCTCTTGTCGCAGTCGTGATGATGGGCGAAGCACTGACAGGGCCTCACCGGCTCGATCGGGAGATAAGGCGCGAAGCGCGCGCCAGACGCAAACGAAGAGCCGTTCTCATACCCGCCGAAGACCACCGCGACCGGCGTCCCGACCGCCTGGGCCAGAACCGCCGCGAAGCCCGGCGACGTGAAGACCAGCCCGGCGACGTCGACCAGGGCCGCCAGCGTCTCGAAATCCAGTTCCCCAGCCAAAAGGCGGACGTCGGCGTCATAGTCGCGCCCGACCGGCCATTCCCGACCCTTTTCCCAGTCGGCGACGGCCACGACGAAGAACCGATCGCGGACAGACTCGAACAGGTCGGCGAAATGGTCGTGGTCGGGGTTCCGCGCTTTGCAGCCGCCCCATTCCGTCCGGTCGCCCAGCGGGCGGAAAATCATTAGCGGCTTAGTCGGTTTCCATTGCGCCAAAAGGGCCGCCGCCTTCGCGCGCCATGCGTCGGGGATGGGAAGCCGGAAGTCGCCGACCGGGACGCCACAGACCCCGGACATCGCCGCCAGCACCGACCCGGCGTCGCGGACGGTCTGGGGCGGGTAACTGACCCGCAATAGGTCACGCGACAGGGGCGGGCGTTCGCGGGTATAGGCTCGGCGTTCCCGGCGCGCGTTCTTCCCTTGCGTTCGAAGCGACGTCGGTTTCTCGACCAGTCGGACCGGCAAGTCGTGAAACACACAAGGCCAGGGCGTTTCCAGCCAAACAGTCCGACCGGCCTTAAGCAGTTCGCGAACGACGGCCCGTTCGTGAAGGTTGTCCCCGAGGCCGTGCATTCCCTGAACGTAAATCGGTCGCGCCATCTGGTCCCCTTGTCGGGGCCGCTCGCCCCGGTTCGGGTGTATGACAGTCGCGCCTTATCTGTAAAGGCGGAAGGCCGTCATCAGCGCGTCGGCCCCGATCTGGACTTCGTGCGTCCGCTCGGTTCCGACCGCGTCCCTGTTCGTGAAGAAATGGCCCGCTAGAAGGGTCAGGGCTTGCGACAGGCCCGCGGGAAGCGCCAGTTCCGGGTCATCGCCCGCGCCGGTCAGATAGCCGATTTCGAAGCCCGCCGTGAAGTTCACCTGAACCGCGTTGTAACGGGTTTCCAGCGACGGAAGCGAAACCCCTTCCATAAGGTGAATCAGGCCGCCCGACGCGATGCGCTGGAACTCCCAGTCGTTCACCGGGAGGGCGTCCCAGGTGATTTCCCCGACGCCCAGATAGTCGACCGACTCGACCTCCTGAACCGGAACCCGCGCCAGCATCAGCGCCCGGCCTCGCCCCCATTGCCAGCCGGGGCCGCCGTAGGGGTCCGGGGTGAACCACGTCGCCATGTCCAGCCGGAAGACGGTCGGGCGAAGCGTCAGGTGCGTTTGGGCCTCGACATAGTCGACCGCCGCGCGAAGGGCCTGTTCGACGGCGTCGTCCTGACCGGCGTCGAAGGTCGCGTCCCCGGTGTCTTCGATCTGCAGCCGCGATTTCACCACCGACAGCGGAATCGGAAGGTCGGGGCTGACGCTCACGCGGACATAGTTCACGACAGACATTCCCATAAAGGGCGCTTTTCGAACGCCGTCAGCGACGAATAAGGCGAAGCGTTCAGAACTTCAACGCCAAGCCCCGCCAGAAGGGGCGCGGCGGCGTCCAGGTCGGCCCGCCAGCGGTCGCAGTTGACCGCCGAAGGATTGTTCAGGCCTGGGCCGTGGCGGCCATGCCAATGAACGCCGCGCGCCAGCGAATAGTCGAAGCCGACCAGCACGATTCGCGCCGCCCCGGCCTGGGCCGCCAGATTGACCGCCTGAAACCCGCTGTTCCCGCCCGACCCCAGAACGCCGAAACGGTCGAAGGCCATCGTCCGGCGCGAGGGCGACACGGTCACGCATTCCAGACCGAACCGATCGGCATCGCGAACGGCCTGGGTGATCTTCAGGCCGGGGAACGCCCGCGCGCCTTCGTCATGCGCCCAATAAAGCCCGTCCGCGCAATACAGGGCATCCGCCCAAGGCGCGAGACGATGCGAAGCGTTTATCGTCAGCCAAACGGGTTCGGGTCGTCCAGCGGCGGCGAGGCGGGCGCGGATGGTTCCAAGGTCTTCGTCCGAGGCGGACGGCCCCGACGCGACGATGACGACACAGCGCCCGAACCATCGGGGGAACCAGGAAGGGGCGCCGAAATAGGGTCCGCCGCGCTGACAGGCCGCGCCGCCTCCTTTCCGGTCGGGACAATGGCGACCCGGCCATTCGCCAGCCACCGGGCCGCGGTCGCTTCGTCGACCATGACTTCATGACCGGGGCCGCGCTTGTCCTTGCCGACTCCCATTGTCCGACAATATCGGACCCGCACCATCTTTTGCGCCAAGCGCGCCTCCATAGAAAAAGGGCGCCGACCGAAGCCGACGCCCTTCCCTATCACACTGTCACACAGCCCGTTAGGTCTGCGGGAACGAGCCGTCGACGATCGCTTCGGGCCGGTGAATCGCCAGCGCCAGACGCTCTTCGCCGCGGATGGTCACGCGGTTGTTCACGAAATCGTCTTCGTTCTCGGTCGCGATTTCGACGGTGATGTCCTCGCGGTCGAAAATCTGGGCGGCCATATTGAAGGCCCCCAGGGTGAACTCGCCCGCCGTCTGGGCGGCGGTAGCGATGACCGGGCGGCCCCAGAGGGTCGGACCGGCAAGCGCCAGCGGGTTCGCGAAGACATAGGCGCCCTCGGACGTCTTCGTCAGTTCGATCGCCTCCCAGTCGTCGGGGTGCAGAATGAATCCGCTGACCGGATAGAAGGCCAGGGACACTTGCGTCATGGCGCGGCGCAGCGTGTCGATGCGGGTATCGCCGACCTGGTTCCGGGCGGTCTGGTAGGGGGTCGCCGCGGGCTTCAGGCCCTCGATCGACTGGCCCGTCCCGGTCCCGTTCAGCATCGCGTCGTTCTCGACATACTTCACGCCCCAGCGAAGGCGGAAGTCGATGTAGGAACGAAGCGCCGGAACGTCCGAAAGGATTTGGTTCGTCGCCTTGACGAAGTGCGCCAGGGTGCGAACCGGGGCTTCGGCGAACTCGAACTCGGCGTCGGACTGGGGCTTCCGGGTGTTTTCGGAAACCCAGTCGGCGGCGTTGGTGAAGCCGACTTCGCGGAAGTAGGTCACGACCTGGGCCGACGTGCGACCCGGCATCAGCAGGTCGCGAATCAGCAGGGGCATATCCGGCTGAAGGATGATGCCGGGGCGGTAATCGGGCTGCAGCAGCGCGCCGCCGTTGCCCTCGCCGGTCGTGCCGGAACCGATGACGGCGCCGAAGGTGTTACCGTGCCACGACCCGGAAGTCGTGAAGCGGCCCGTCTTCGCCTTGCCTTCCAGCACGGCCTTGAACGAGTCGGAGTCCAGAGCGGACGCCGAAAACGACTTCGGGGCGTTGCCGGGGCCGCCGAAGGCGCCGATCTGGTCGGCCATCTTCTGCGAGACTTCCAGAAGCTTCGCATGAAGCTTCATCCCGGACTCGGCCTGGGCGTTCAGTTCGGCGCGAAGGTTGGCGATCTGGTCGCCGCTCGCGGTTTCCAGCGCAGTCAGGGCGGCCTGAATGGCCGTGTCCCGCTGTTCAAGCTGGGCGTTGATTTCGTCGATGGTCATGTCGAGGGCCTTTCGTCGGCCCGCGCAAGGCTAGGCCGTAGGGATGAACCGGCTGCGAAGGCGAACCGGCGCGGGGGAAGGGGTTTCGATCGCTTCGACCGGGAGGGTTCCCCCCGCAATACCCGCGAAGCCGCGCTGAAGCAGGGCGTCGGCCTGGGACTTCGACAGCCCGAGGGTTCCCCGGAGTCCGTCGTGTAGGACACCGATAGCCGGAATCTCGCCGCTTGCAAAGGTCGCCCGCGCCTGAACCGCCGCCGCGCGCTTCGGGGAGGGGACGCCCAGGCGGGCCAGCGTGTCGCCCAGCGTCCCGACCCGGTCGGCCATGCCGCGCTTAACCAGTTCGTCAGCGCCGAAGACCTTCCCGTCGCCGAAGGCTTCGACGACCGTTTTCCGGCTGACCTTGCGGTTCTCGGCCACGGCGCCCCGGAACGCATAGGCCGACTCACCGACCAGCGATTCCAGTTGCTCGCGCCCTTCCTTCGTCAGCGGGCCGAAGGGGTGCGCCGCGATCTTGTGTTCGCCTTCCTTGATGATCGTGGTTTGAACGCCTTGCTGTTCCAGCATCCCCGAAATGTCTTCGTGAATCGAATACACGCCGATCGACCCGGCGCGCCCGCCCGGCGTCACGACGATTTCGTCAGCCGCCGACCCGACCCAGTAAGCCGCCGACGCCATCAGGCTGTTGACCTGGGACACGATCGGTTTGGTGCCTCGGGCCGCTCGGACTTCGTCCGCGAACTCCTGAACGCCATAGGTCGAACCGCCCGGCGAGTCCCAGTCCAGCACGATCGCGGAAATGTCGTCGTCGGCGACCAGCGCGCGGAACGCCGCCGAAACCTTCTCGACCGACACGCCGCCCGCGCATTGCTCTTCCATCGCCGTCATACGCTGGGCCATCACGCCATAGATGGGAAGGACGGCCACCGACCCGCCCGACTTGCGGGCCTGGTCCGTCCGACGCTGGGAAAGCTTCGCGTCTTCCGAAATCGGCTCAACCGGCCCGGCCAAATCGAACGATCGGTTCGCCAGAATGGACATGGCCGCCGCCAGATATGACCGCTCGACCGCCCAGGGCGTCGTCGCCATCATCGACAGAAGGTGAAAATATCGCATCGGCGTCAGACTCCGGGGGTCGGCTCGGTCGGCGACGGGGGGGTTCCGCCGTTCTTCATTGTGCGGGCCTCGGCCTCTCGCTGCAACATCGACAGCGGGGTCAGGTTTTGTTGCACGGTCAGGACGTCGCCGCCGTCGCCCGCGATCTTGTCCCACTCTTCCAGTTCGCGGACTTCGTCGCGCGTCATCCAACCGTTCTGAAGAGCCGACGAATAAAGCTTCGCCCGCGCGTCCGTGTTGCCGCGCAACAGGCCCTCCGAACTGAACTTCGCGTAATAGCCCGCCGCCCGGTCTTCAGCCGTCAGAAGTCGCCGGTCGATCGCCTGTTCGATGCGGGTCAGGTAGGGCATCAGACAGAAGTCGCGGAAGTCCATCCGCATCCCCTCCTGACCGCCCGGCCACGACGTCATCTTGTCGGTGTGTCCGATCATCATCGGCGGAACCTGAAACCACCGGCAAATGTCCTCAATATTGAACGACCGGGTCGCCAACATTTCGAAGTCGGCGGGATTGATGCCCATCGACTGCCACTTGAACCCGCCTTCCAGAAGCATCGTCGCCCCGGCGTTTTGCGAGCCGGTGAAGCGGTCGATGATCGTCTGAAACTGGGCGCGGCGGTCGTCGTCGAGGCGGGCGGCGGGGTTGTCCGTGTAAAAGAAACCGGGTTGCTTCAGGCCCTTGGCATACTGACGCCCGACCGCTTCTTCGACCGCGATCGCGTTTCCGAAGGTCTGGCGACCATACGAAATCGTCGACAGGCCCAGGTCGGGTTCGCGGTTGTCCGTGAAGCCCTTCAGAACGAAGACCTGTTCGGGCGAAAGTTGTTCCTGCGAGCCGTCGCGGAACGTGACCAGATAGTAAAGCGCGCCGCGGTCGGTTCGCATCGGAACGCAGCGGTCATAGTCCCACGCCCGAAGGCCCGACAGTTCGCCGCCCAGCGTGTCCTTGATCGCGTAGCCCATGCCGCGACCGACTAGGGACGCGACCATCCCTTCCATGAACTCGACCGGCGTCTGGGTCGCGTTCGGCTGGACCCGAAGAACCTCTGAAACCGGGTGATCTTTCGCCATTTCGCGAAGGCCGTTCGGTCCGCGCCGCATGATGTGAAGCGGGAGGGTCGCCACAGTCCCGGAAATGAGCCGCTGACAGGCCCAGGCCGTCGACAGGTTCAGCACCGTGTCCGGCGTGACGTCTTTCTGGGCGTAGTTTGCGCCGCTGAAGAATGCGCCGAACGGAATCTGGCCCGACAGGCGGAAAACTTGGCCGACCCGACCCCAGAAACTGCTCATGTCGTCATCACCGGGTTATTCAGAAAATCGTCAAGGGCCGACCCCTCGGGGCCGAACCTTGCCACAGACGCGCCGACGCTCATAGCACACGCGACCGCGCCGTCGATTCGTCCGGTCGCTTTCCGTTTGTCGAAGATGATGTCGCCGGTTCCTGACGGGTTCGGCTTCGGGAAGACCCCGGCGACGTTCCAGCGAAGCACGGGGTTCGGCGGGGTCCACCACCGGCCCTCAATGATCGCGTGTTCCCAAGCCTCGATCGACCCCGGCATCCAAAGCGGGTTCTCGACCACTTCGCCGCGCTCATTGAACCAGCCGTAGCGATGGGCCAGGCGTTCGTCGACCTTCGAAAAGCGCCGGAAGCCCTGGGGGTGTTCCAGCATGGGCGGGAAGAAACCGTCTTCCGCCATCCGCTCCTCAAGGTCTTTGTGCCTATATCGGTCATAGGCCGTGAAGACGACGTCGAAGTCGTTCTGGTCGGTTTCAAGCTGCAGCCCGATCGCGGCGGTCGGAACGATTTTCCCCGGCGTTGCCTCTAGCCATCCGTCCCGGACCCAGACGTCATAGGGGACGCGGTCGCGCGCCGCCCGAACGCGAAGGGTATCGGCGGGGGTCCAGAACTTCAGAAACGAATACAGGTGCGGGACGCCCGCGACGGTGTCCTGAAAGGTCAGCGCGCGGGCGGTCAAGTCCTGCGACCACGATAGGTCAAGGCCGCCATGCGTCCGCGCCCCCCGGAAGTCTTCAAGGCGAAGGTCGACGACCGACCGGCGCCGCCCCAGCCCGCCGCTCGGGGTCGGGTTTTTCTCGCTGACTTCGCAAGCCTCCCATGCGTCGCGCGTAATCCAAGCCCGGTCGGCGTCGGTCCAGACACAGAAGTTCAGGCGAAGAACCGTGTTCTGATACGACGGAAGCATCTTCGCCGACGCGACCTGGGACCGGTC